AGACTATCAACAACTTTATCAAAATCACCAAGAGTCAGGCACAGATTTAATTGAAAGGGCTCATCCGAAATCTATTTATATAGCAGACGCTATTTCAAATGGTGGACTCATAGAGAACTCCATAGAACAACATAGAAAAATGGAAGAAGTCGCATTTAGTATGCCATCAGGAAATTTTAGAAATCGTTATGCTGAATTAATTGAAAACTTGGTGAAAATAGCCAATGAATCAGATGAACAGGGACTATATCAAAGCTCAGAACTAATTGAAGAATCTGTGACAAAACTCATAGGTAACTTAAAATAAACCGTATAGATTAAATTTCTAATCTATGCACAACAAATTAATCTCATGGAGATAAAATATGTTAAAACTATTACAACCAGGGGTTCAACCGCTTGGCCAGTTCGATATTGAAGATGATGATATGAGCTTGGTTACCGGTGGTGAAGTCGCTGCTTTCGTAGCACTAACTACAACGACTGATGCATATGCAGCAGACGTTTTTCAACAGGGTCCTCAATATCAATTAACGCTCCGCGATGTATCTGCTGACGGCGTTCTTTACGGTCTTGTTGACGAAGGTACTTCCTCAGCTACTCCGGGTCACGGATATGGTACGCTCTTTGGTACCGTCATTGGCTCAGTCACTGGCCAGGGAACGGGAATGGGCGGAAAGCCGACTGTTGGCGCCGTAGTTGTTGGTCCTCACACGATGACTGGTTCCGGCAAAGCAACGCTTTGGACGAAACCCGGCCTCTACGGTGTTACTGTAGACGCATGGTACGACAGTGCACAATTTACCGCAGCTACGCTTAATGCGAAACTTTATGGTAAAACGAAAGATGGTACTAATGATGGAAAACTCACTACATCGACTGTCAATACCGCAGTTGCTCTAGTACTTGGCCCAGTGGCAGATACGTCACTTGTGTCAACCACAAATGTGGCGGCGGGCGGAACGTCTGCTGTAGAATTTATGGCAATTTACTTGCTTGGCGTACAAACCTAAGGAGAATGCAATGTCTACTTTATTCAATACCCAAGGCGATCTAAGTGCAGCCAGTGTTAAGGATGCTCTTCAGAAAATTGTAAAATATGCTGCTATTGCCGAAGAGTTAAACCCTTCAAGCTCGGGTCTAACCGATGCTCCGTCTTTCAGTGAATCTCAGCGTGATGAACTCATCGCTCAGGCTCTTCACACGCAAGAAGGCAAAATTGCACTTGGTCAAGCCATGGCTAACCCTATTCGCAGAAACTTAGATTATCAAGGCGTTGGTCGTAAGGCCCTCGTTGTAGATCCCCTTCCCCAAGGTGCTCTTCCGGTTTATGACCGTGATATCGATGTCGCTGCAGTAGTTATCTCTTCAAATGGTGCTGTTCCTGAAAGCCGTGTATTCGGTGATCGCGTAACCGTTCCTGAATTTGAAGTTGTTTCTAACCCGACCGTTCGTATTGCTGAAGTCAAACGTCGTAGATTTAACGTTATCGACCGTATGCAGCAGAAGGCTCGCCAAGAAATTCAAGCCCAAGAAGATGCCAACATCTTTGCGGCACTTGACTTCGCAGCCGATGCAGCAAAAGGTGGAGAAAACACGTTACAGGCGCTTGATAACGGTACCACGACTGACGAACTTGCCAAAACCGGCCTCCTCAAGCTCAAGCGACAGGTTGATCGTTGGGACAACGTTCTAGCCAAGTACTTCATGAATATCAATGAATACACTGATATTCTTAATTGGGAATCTGCAGGTGCGGCTGGCGCATCACAGGTCGATCCCGTGACGCAACGTGAGTTGCTTCAGACTGGTCTTTACGGTCACATCTTCGGCGCCGATATCATTGTATCGAAGATTGTTCCGCCTAAGCAGGTCTTTGGTTGCGCTGACCCCGAATTCGTCGGTGTTATGCCCATACGTCAAGATATAGAGGTACTTCCTGCTGACGAACCTAAACAGCTTAAGATCGGCTTCGTTGTTTCACAGATTATCGGTATCGGTATTGTGTCTCCTCGCGGCGTAGCTTCTGGCTTCGTAACTGTCTAATAACAGTAACTAGTTTACAAATTTAAATAAATTTGGATCCCTGCATGAAATTCATGCAGGGATTTTTCTTTTTCAGGACTAATAATTATTTAATATTTTATAGATATTCCCAGCGGATGGCTCGAAAAGCAGTATAATATAATCGTAGCAATATTATATTATTACATTAGGAGCGCCAAATTATGTCAAATTGCCCAGTTTGTAAACAAAATTTTCAAAAATTATCTAAGCATGTATCTTCGTCCCACCCTCAATTTAGAAAAGAACAAGAGGAATTGGTGGTAAAATATTACAACCAAAATATGACAACGCAACAGATAGCTGATCTTCCGGATGTTATATTTGAGGCTAAAAATGGCGTAATTGGTGTGCTAAAAAAATATTTCACAAAAGAAGAATTAGAGTCCAGAAGAGTAATGAATATTAAAAAGACTCTCACTAAAGATTATGCATCTGGAGAATACGACTGGATCAAGAATATGAATATTGAAAGAGTCAAGTCAGAAGAGGGAAGATTAAAAAACTCTAATGGCTTAAAAACTGCGTATGAAAATGGTGATAAAGTTTCCTGGAATAAAAATCTAAATTCCGAAATAGATGATAGGGTTAAGGCCGGCTCTATTAAAATTAAAAAAACAATGAGAAAAAAATATGAGAATGGTGAGCTAAAAAATTTATTTAAATCCGGGCCTGATAGTATTTTGTGGAATCCGAACAGAGATGAGGTATCTAGATTATATCGAGGCAACTTAGATTTTTCCAAAAAAGAAAGAGAACTTCTCATAGAGAGAGCTAAATGTAAGTGTGAACAATGTGAAGTTAGTTGCGAAACTTTATCTGAAGAGCTTAGCATTTTTAAAAGTAATCGCTTAACTTTAGAATGTGATCATATTACACCAATAAGTCTTGGAGGAACAAAAGATTGGAATAATAATGGGAAAGTTCTTTGCACAAGATGTCATATAATTAAAAGTCTGAAAGAGGAATTCCCGGATGATAAAATTAGACATCAGGAGATAGAAAATAGGTATAATCTTGATCCCGCCACTTATTTATATAAAAAATTTAGCGGGATCATAGATGCAAAAAGTAATATTTGGAGTAAAGATTTAATTCAAAGTTATATATCTCCAATGACAAAAAGCAGCGCTAGTCAGAAATTTATTATAAGTGAAATAAAAAACAATTATCCAAATATTTTAATCTTCTTCTTTGATGAGTGGTATAATAAAAGAGAAGTTTGTATGTCTATGATTCAAAATAAGCTCAAGCAATCTGCAACAAAAATACACGCTAGAAAAACAAAAATTGTTGAATTAACTCATAAGGAGTCTAAAGATTTTTTTGAGAAAAATCACATATCTGGTGATGCAAAAAATATCTATAGCTTTGGGCTAATTGTTAACAACGAAATAGTATCAGCCATTAGTTTTAGAAATTCTTTTATAGAAAAGTATAAAAATAAAATAGAGATAGCTAGGTTTGCATCAAAATTAAATACAAATGTTGTTGGCGGATTTAGTAAGCTCTTGAAGCATTCAATAAGCTTCATGAAAGAGAGAAAATATGATGCAATATTAACTTATGCTGATCTTCGATTTGGAGGCGGTAATGTATATGGTATCAATGGCTTTATTAAATTAGGAAAAACAGATTTAGATTACTTCTATACTAATGGTTATAGGCGCGAACATAGATTTAAATATCGCGCTCAGCCAGGACTATCAGAAAAAGATGTAGCTTCAGCTGCCGGAGTTTATAAGATATATGGATGCGGCTCAAATATCTACGAATATAAACTTTAAATAATCTAAAAATCACAGTGTTTTCTACCCGCCAACGAACCCAAATTTCGTTGGCTTTTTTATTTGTCTGCTACTGTTCAAATATCTACGAACACAAACTTTAATTAATTTAAGTCATTAACATCACAAATAGCTACTACTAAATTCATTGTATAACTTTATAAGCAAGTATAATTGTACCACTTGCTAATTATTATATTTATAGCAGGATGGCTAATAAACGTGACAAGAGAAGACTTAAAAAATAGACTAATAAAGATAGACGGCAAAGTATTACAAGATAGAGTTTATGGAATTAAAAAACCACGTAGAGGGTTAAATAGTATTAACCTACAAAATCAAGACTCTGAGGATATAGGCGATTTTTTTGAGTTTGAAAAAGATTTATCACAGATGGAGTCTGCCAGTTCACTTGCTGCAAAAATTACTAAAGTTGAGGAAGTACAGCCAGTCAAAGAAGAAAAAATAGAATATTTTACACCTCAAGTTATAATGCCAATATATGAAGAATACAAAAGCACCGATTCTGGTTCGTTTCTAACCCTAGATGATGAGCAAGAGTTAATTACAGAAACTATTAAAGAGGAGATCGAAACAAGTAGCGATACCAAAACTTTTGAATTCAAAAATTGTCAATATATGAAAGAAGACGGTATTCCATGTAAAAGGCAAGCTCCAAAACTAGGAAATTATTGCTCAGCGCATAAAAAATTAATAGGTAGGATATAACTTATGGGACAAAAATTATTTATTACATCAGATCTATCTTTGGCAGCATTCCTTGTAATTAGCGGATTAAATTTGCTAAATGCAAAGAAATCATCCACTGGAAAGTTTGAATTCATTATAGAAGATCCTCAAGATTTGGCAGAAGAATTATCTGTTGAATATATAAATAGTGACTTTTCTAAGTTTGATAATACAATTCGTTCTATTAAAAAACTTTTATATACAAAGTAAGATAAGGAGAATTTATGCCGTGTTATCCTAGAGATTCCGCAGTTCAAGGACAAGAAGTTGAGCTTCAAATACAGTTTTTTGATAACTGCAGCAAAAAAGTTGCAGCAGATGAAACTCCTATGGTTCAGATTCGCGATCTAGATGGCAATATAATTCTTGCATTTACAGATGTAGATGTTGAGTACCTAGGTGAAGGTTTATACCAGTATAAATATAGAGTTCCTGATAATGCTGATGCTGGAGCTTGGATAGATGAATGGCGTGCTGTTCTTGATACAGCGGTGTTAGATACATCATTCGGATTTACTGTCGTTACTCCCACATCTGTTCTCACCCCAACCATAGGACAAGGAAAGATTCAGATATCCGATGACATTGATTTTAATTTTTCAGATGAGGAACTTCATGGAATAAATGTTCTTCTAAAGTTTTTAAAATCTAGACTTAGATCAACAGGCATTAAGCCCGTAAGAGATCAATTTGGTGCATTTACTTATGATGGGTACGGAATACTAATAACTGAAGAATGCAATGTTTTTCCAGATGATATTTTGATTGCATTGTTATGTCAAGCGTTATCTGAATTTAATTCAGTTCCGTTCTTTACAACTTATGCATTTTCAGACCAGATTATATACACGACTTTTTCCCATATTATAGTAGAAGCGGCATATGTATTTGCCTTATCTTCGCAAGCCCTTCTGGAGCGTGGTAGAGACTTTACCATATCGGACGGCGGAATTAGTTATCAGCCGCCTCAGTTCGGCGATTTCTTGCAAACTCACTATAGCACTTGGCTAAGTAGCTATAGAGAAAGATTGCAATTTATTAAAAACAGCATCCGTCCCGGTCCTCGCAGTTTTGGTTCGGCATCTAATCTTGGTTCTGCCGCACCGGCCTTGACGCGTTTGAGGCATCTTCGTTCGAGAAAGCTGCTTTAACCTACACTTTGGAGATTATATAATAATATGGGCGATGTATTTTTTCAATATGCAATAGAGAAGGGCGGAATCTTTGGATTTTTGTTCTTACTTGCTTCTGCTTGGATTGTATATCGTGAAAAATTTTTTGTATCATCAACCGATAAGTCAAAATCAGACGAAGAGTCTGAAAAAAAGATAAAAGACGCAATAAAAGAAAGTATAAAAGATTTAGATGCAAGATTTTTAGATTTTGAAAAAAAACTTGAAGATCTGTGGACATGGCATAATGTGCGTGACCAAGACGGTGTACCCGTATGGTACGTTAAAAGATCCTTTGAAGAGTCACTAGATCTAATGGAAAAATCTATTACAAATCTTGAGAATCTTATAGAGAAAGATTTAAAAAATATCGAAAACTATCTTGAAAAGAACGATGATTTAGGCAAAAAAATATATGAAATCAATAATAATAGAATCGAAGATTACAAAAAAATGTTAGAAGACTACAATAAAACAATGAAAGAATTAACAAACGCTTTAGATAAAATCAAACTTGTTTTAAAAACAAAACAACGCGGAGAATAGCATGCATAAGACAGTCAGTTTAAATGATAATAAGGAAATAAAAGATTTAATCATTCAGTGTAACTCATTGAAGTCACAGCTTGAGAGATTAGTCTTGGATATTTCTGAATGCGCAAAGGAAATAGAGACATCGGACAAAAAGCTAGCAAATAAAGATAGCTCTGAGAACTAAATAGTAAAATGAAAGACCCTGAAATATGTCACGTTGAATATTGTGGATTTTTAAAACCATCATCTCCTGATGAGATAGAGTTTGAAATACTCGGACTAGAAACAGCAATTAGTGAAGCTAGGAAGCGCATTAATATCTTAAAGCAATCAAGCTTACTCGCAAAAATTCAGATAATGGAAATAGATAAAAATGATAATTATCCAGGCAAAGCAAAGTAAATCTAATAAGACATTAGAAGATACTATTGAATTATTGAGTAAGCTAAAAAAAGAGCTTAAGTCTAATGATATAGTTAAGGAAGTCTGTAAAGAGTTTGGATTTGATACAGACATAATTGATGGAGTTCCAATAGAATTCTCAAGCGATATAGACGTATCAGCAAAAACAGTAGACTCTCACATTATGTTAAATTACAACTTAATAGATGATGATTTTGAAGTTATTATGAGATATGCTATACATGAACTAGTTCATTCGTTGCAGCATATGAAGAGAGAAGGCATTAACTCTGATGATGCAAAAGATTATTTAGATAGAGACGATGAAATGGAGGCATTTCAACGCCAAATACAATACCAACAAGAAGAAGTTGGTGATGATAATGCATCAAAGTATGTAGATGATCTGGTTGAGTATCATGAAGTTCCAAATGACGAGAAAGACGACAAGAAGAAAGAACTCTTAGAAAAGACCAAATAATACTACTATTATTATTTGAGTGTATCGTAGATTGGAGTTCTCATGTTATCAATAGCGGGATTATCGCCATCAGAGGGAGAGAAGAACGTATCTCTTGACTCTGTGATAGAATTTACAATTATTGATGATGGTAATGGTATAGATATATCAACGCTTCACGTTGAGGTATCGGGATTTATAGCAATTACTGCTGCGACATTTACAACCGAATATGATGGCATATTGTCTGAAATTACTCCAGTTGGAAATGATTTTTCTATTGTTGTAAATCCAATTTCTAATTTTGGACTTAGCGAAGTTCTTTTGGTTAAAATACAAGTTAAAGATTTGAATGGAAAATATTTTAATTATAGTTATAATTTTAAGACTATTCCAAATGAACCAATTTTAATAAATTCATCTCCAAAAAATAATGCGAAATTAATTGGTCCGCAATTACTATCACTAGATTTCCAGGACCAAATTGATGGAATAAACTTATCGTCAATAAATATATGGATAAATAAATTAGCATATTTTACCAATAGCGTTCCAGACTCGAATTACAACGGAGTAATATCAGACGTTACGGCAACATCTTCTACAACGGCTAGAGTTAGAGTAGATCCAATTGAACCACTAAGAGATGGTAATTATAAATTAACATATTCAGTGTCAGATACAGTTGGAAATATTGCTACAGGTGAAATTAGCTTTTCTGTCACAAATCCACAGCCAAATCTACCTTCAAATTTCCCTCAGACTGGCTTTCTTGGGTGGTTTCAAGGAATAAAGAGAGTGACTGACCTTGGGGCCGGCGATTCTTTGAAAGTTGAATGGAATACTCCAATTAAAAAGAATTATAAAAATGATGTTTATCTTTTAATATATCAACAAGAAAAACGTTTAGAAGTATTTGATCATGATCCGTTATATTTTGGATTATCGAGTGCTATTGATATGACTATAAACGGACTAATTGCTGGAAATGTATTATCATTTGGTGTTAGGGCGTTAGAGCTTCCAAATAGTATTATTGATTCAAATGGAATGAACCTAATTACATCAGGGGTTTTTTCATTTCCAAGTCGTATAAATATAACTCAGCAGGTTAGCGATATTGATTTGCTAATTCACGTTGACTCTACAATCGGATATCCCGATTCTGGATTATTGCTGATAGGTCTAGAGGCAATTCGATATACATCTATAGATAGAAACAATAATGTATTTATTATACCATCAAATGGGCGAGGAGCACTTGATACTATCGCTGCAGTATATTTAGTTGGTGATGAAGTTAAAATGTTTTCAGAGTATTCTGACTCAAATACAGTAATAATTATGGGTACGCCAACATATCATGATGGTTATGAATATGATCGGCAAATAGGTCTCGACGGAGTAGTCACAACAGATTTAACCGACAACGATAGGATGTTTTTTCAAGGATATGATTTTTGCGGATACCATGATCCGCTTCCACAAAATACATTGCAGGGAAAGAACGGAGCGGATTGTGGCAGCTATCTTGGTGGCGAATTTAACGGCATGAGGGGGTTTGATATCTATGACCGCATGTTAAATCGAGAAGAAGTTTTATTAGATCAGACTGGTGAGCCGGCGATATTGCTAAAAAGAATATGGACAGGTCAAACCTGCACATGCCTTAACTCAAGAAAAGTTTCCCCAAAAATTAGGTCGTGCGGAACGTGTATGGGCACAGGATTTGTTGGCGGATATACTCAATTTAATTATCTCAGAAGAAATGACTATAGGGTTATGCTAAAATTTGATGAAGCTCCAGAAGATTTATTTCACGGTGACCACGAAAATCTTCAACAAGATTATGAGCCAGGAGCATGGACACTTCCAATGCCAGGAATAAAAGATAGAGATGTTGTTGTAAGATTTGATTTTACTAATGATATAGAGTTTATATATGAAGTTTTGAATGTCTCTAGAGAAAAAGTTCTCTATGGAAAATATGGTAGACAAAAATTAAGTTTGAAACGAATGGATAAGAGTGATATTTTATATACATTCCCATTTGATTTGTCTAGAATTAGTTAACAAGTTAGAGTATTGGAGTTAAAATGAATATGCCATGGATAAAAAATAGTCTTGGACAGCCCGATTCTATGCTAACCTTTGCAACAATTGCTTTTATTATTATTACATTAAATATATTTCTAAGTTCATTCGGCTCTGTTGATATTGCCGGTATGTCATTACACTTTCAGGTTTTAGATAGCTCCATTATGGCTGTTTATCTTGGTGCAACATTTACTGCGTATGTCTCTAGACGATTTACAGATACAAAATATGGGTCATCTGATAGTTCGGGCATTGTAGAGGAAGTTGTAAGTGAAATTACTGGAGCAGCGTCTCAGCTGGCGGATAATTCTGCAAAAAAATAACTAGCACTGATGATGAGTTTTTAAGTAAGATTACACTGGAAGATGCAGAAGAAAAACCACCAGTGAAGAAAATAGTTATTCAAAAAATCTCATCAGTGCCAAAAAAATCATCCAAATCTCAAAAGGATGTAAGTGTGGTGAATAGGGACATGCAAAGAATAGAGCAGTCATCACTGCATGACAAATTCCCGAAATCTAAAAAAAGAAGGTAATATGGACTTTATAAATAAATTTAAAAAAATAGGATTACAGACGAAAGCTATATTAGGCTTTCTTATATTTTTAATATCTTTATATTTTTTCTATACTATTCGCGGAAAGGTTAGAGCAAAGGAACACATCAATTATGAGCTATCAAGAGTACAATCAGAGATAGAAATAGCTCACCTTGAGGGTGACTCCGTTGAAAAGATAACAAAAATTGAAGAACTGTCAAAGACAGAAGAACAGATCAGAGAAAAAATAAAATACATTAAGGAACAAGAGGTTAGGGGAAAAGAGGTATCATTAGAAGAGTTGGATAAATTTTTTGACAAAAGAGGGTTTTAAATGAGTGAGCTTAAAAATCTTCTAAAAAGTATAAGTAACGATGATAATAAAATATCTAAAGAGATAGCTTTTTCTATCTTAAAATATTCAAAAAATTTAGAAATTATTAAAATGGCGAATAACATAATTAAAGATGAGGCATTAGAAATTGACTTATGGGAATTAGAATCTTTAGTTAACTCTTTGGGTTTTGATTATAAACATATAAAAGTTGACAATGTTGGGATAAAAGATGTATAAGATAATTGTTTTTATGATTTTGGCCGCAATATCCAATGTTGCTTTCGCTGGCGATATAAAGCCCGCAGGCACGATATTAATTCAGGATTCTTATGTTTTTACAATAGATGAGGCTGAAAAATTAAAAATTTATGTAGATGAACTTGAACAAAATGTAAAAAAACAAAATCTTGAAATTAAAGAATATGAAAAGTTAGATATTATATTCAAAGATAAGGAAAAATCTTACAAAGAAATTGTTGATATTAAAGATCAGCAAATATCGCAATACAAAGAGCTTCATGTTCTTGATACAAACAGAGTTGATAAGCTACAAAGACATGAAAATACAGCAAAGTATGAAAGATTTGGGTTTTTTATTTTAGGAATAGCTGTTACAACCAGTTCTATTATAATTGCCGATAATGTTAATGATTACATTAGAGCAAATTAAAAGAGTTTAATAAATGTCAAAATCCCGTTACCCAAATAATATTGATACATCGGCAGAAATACCACCAGTAAGAGACAATATTTTAGATGCCGGATCTGATGTGATTAATTCCATCAGATCTGCGATATTTAATATTGAGAAATCTTTAGGTATAAATCCCCAAGGAGCTACCGGAAGTAGCGTAGCTGATAGGCTTAATAAATCAATAGATGGTAATGGCAATATAAAAGCAGAAGCTCTAAATAGGGCAAATGTTTTAACGGGAC